AGCTGCCGAGAATCTGGTCTACAACAGCGGCGTTCGTACCTGAGGAGAGCGGAAGGACAGGGTTATCTTTCCACCCGACGCGAGAGCTAGACGATGCCTCGAACTCTCCAGAGGAAGTGTACCAGACATCTACACAGGCTCTAGGTGGGAGGACAAGGGCAACCCCGAGAAGCTCCGTTCCGACACCAGATAGTTTATCTGTCCCTGACCGTTTGACAAGTAGGTTTCTCTTACCGACTTGGGTAGTAACCCCAGCAGTGATATGGAGAGAAGTTCCATCTAGTTGAGCAGGAGAACCTGACATAGCAGGGGCGTTCTCGTTGACGATTGTGATTCTCCAGCCTGGGAGGATGTCTGCACTGGGAGGGAGAGTAACCTGAAGACTATCACCGGTGAAGACGATTATCGTTCCATTGTCTGGGGCTTCTAGCTCTGCTGATGATGTCCAGGTAGATGCAGACGATTGTTTCAGTTGTATCTCCGCCCAGTCAGTTGTAGCAGCCGTTCCCATAGAGATAAAGCACCGTTTGCCAGACGAGTCTACAAAGAACCGCCGAAGAAAGGGAGGAGCGGAAGCTAGCTCTGCCCCGATGTAGAAAAGTTTAGTGGTTGCCATGATTAAGCCTCTAGGATTGTAACGCCATCTGCGTCTGTAAATTGTGTAGTGCCGTCTTCTGCATAGAATGTAAGGTCAGGTTCAGGGATGATAAAAACGTGTTTCACTGTCTGGAAGGATGAGCCGTTTGCGTTCCTAGAACTCAGTTCCACTCTGACTGTCGCAGGGTAGGAGAGTAAAGGAGGCAAGGCTAAGTAATCCACATTCGTTGTTAGTGCAGTCCCTGAGTAAGAGTACAAAGTGCTACCGTCACTGTCAAGGAGTAGGAGGAAATCGTATTCAACAGAGGGTTCACTGGTTACACTGAGGGCGTAATAGTCGAGAATCACTGCGGTTGTTTGTTGAAAGCGGTTTCTGGAAGCCCAAGTGAAGATGTAGTTTCCAGAGTTCCCTACAGAAGCGTTCCAATTCACTCCAGCGATTTTCAGATTCCCTGGAGGATATGGGAGATGCATTCTGCCAACGAAAGCCAGAGTGTCCACAGGGGCATCTGCAATCGGAAGAATCTGGTCAGAAGTCACGGTTAGTAGTTTTGCAGAGATGGTCTCCGAGACGAGGAACTCTGTCGAATCTGATGAGTTCACAGAACCTACAGCAATGAGACGGGAGTTGTCTGCATGAGGCTCAGGGACTGTATCAAGAACCCCTCGAAGAACTGTCAAGACAATGGTCGTAGTCTGTGGGTCAGGAGATACTCTGGTGAAACTAGAAACATAGATGAGTTCCTCATCGAGATACAGGAATGTGCCAGCGGCGAGAAGTTCATCATCTGTCAGATTATCAATCGGAATCACGGTCGTGGTCTTGTCAATTGCCCCGATGATAAGTGCAGAGAACTGGAAATCAATTACGGCTTTGTAACTGTAAACACTGGCTGCGGTGTCCCAGAGGTCAGCGTGACTGGACAACCCAGTTGGGCTCACTGCGGTTGCACGGAGAAAAGTCGAACTCGTGGAGATTGCCTGAGCAACAGTGTCACCTTTTTCGTAGGCTTGGACGAAGTACGGACTCTCGAAAATCTTACGATACTGTACAGGCTGCGCGGCACTGCTAGGGGCAGTCCACTTCGTTCCGTCTGTGAAACTCAGGATTCCCTTTGAGGCTTCAAACGCATCCTCTGTGAAATCAATCGTGACAGGTTCCTTGACGATAGTTCCTAGGTCGATAGAGACAACACGGAGGACAAGGTCGGATTCCAGACCACCGAAGGCTTTCAGGACAAACGCATCTCCAGGATTCAGGGCAGCGAGAGTTCTGTCCCCAGTGAGGCTTCCTGTAAACACTGGGGTGGATAGTGTTTTGAGTTCCCTAGCTGCAATTACCTGAGCCACTTCGGGGGTCGCCACTCCAGAGAAGGAATTCGATGTCAAGACTTCCTTACCCTGACGAGCGGCGAGTGAGGGGTCAGAGACACGGACAGAGGCTTCCTTATAGGTCAGATTTGATTCGTACTTTAGCAGATATTGGCTGGTGAGTTCATGCAGTTGTTTCCTAGACAGTTTGCCAAGTTTCGTCACATGGTCTGTCGTGATTACAGGGAGAGAACCGATGTTGGCGATTTTCCGAATGAGGGTAATCTTCCAGAGATTCGTTTTTCTATCACGGTAGACCACTGCGTTGATATGTCCTGCAACCTCTGCAATAAAATCCCCGATAGGTTTAGACTTGTCCCAGAGCCAAGAGAATCCCAGACCTTCTAGGTAACAAGTCTCTGCCGCAGCAAGGAAACTCGTTTCGTCGATAGATGCTTCAGATTCTCCCATACCCCAATCGACATCTGTGAGGCATTCTCGGATGACATGAACTGCGTTTATGAGTCCGCCAGCCGCAGAGATGTTCCCTTCAGCAACGAGGGTAAACCCTGTGGTTTCAGTCAGTTCTGTCTCATTAACCACGAGCCAGACTTTTGTGCCCTTGATGACGTAGTAACCTGTGTGGACTTCATTAATTGCGCCAGTGGTAGTGACAAGCCCAAAGAGCTCAGGAGTTGCAGAAGCCCCAACATAGGTATAACTGTAGGTGAAATTCAGGGGAAGTCTCGGACAGGCGTAGGTATGTTGCCATTGAGGGATTCCTTTTCTGCGCACCTGCACTCTCGTGGCAAAGAATCTCCAAGGGTGCATATAGTAACTTGTCCCTACACAGACTCTATTGAGAATCACAGAAATAACATCCCGATATGCAGAGACAGCTCCGATTCCGATACTTGCCTCCAGATAAGGATGAGCAGCCTGAATGGAAGTCTCCTGACCTAGATGCCCACCGAACAGATAACTAATCCAGCCCTTGATTCCTCCCTCTCGCTTTGTTCCGCCGAAAAGTTCTGGCAGGTCAACGTATTTCTGCTCAGTCCCTAGAATCGGAACAAAATTTATGTCCTTCTCCTTGACCTGAACAAAGGCGATGAAGTCTATTGGAGCTTGACAGAGTACCATGTGCATCCCTGCGTAATATGTGGGGATTTTCCCAGACCCCGAGGCGGATGCCCCTCCTGCACCTGTTGTCATAATAATTCCTCCCTAAGGTAGACATAGGTTATGAGATTCAGGGCCATGATGTCTTGCGTGGCTAAGAGTTGACTCGCCAGAATCCCGTGTCTCATTGTAGCTTTCCAGTCGAACCCGAAGGATTCAGAGAAACTCTTCCACCCAGGGATACAACCACCGAAATATTCTCTAGCGTCTGCAACAGTGATGAGTTTGTCATCTGCCTGAATCACTGCACTCAGTTGTTCTGCTGTTACGTTCATCCTTTCTTACCTCCGCCACTAGGGGCCTCTACCTTGATTATATTAACATCCCCCCACCAGGCAATCATGGGGTTTTTTATCATCCGAGAGCCGAACAGGACTGGGATGTTCACACCTTCTTCGACAGAGGGAGCTTTCATAGGTTCTGGAATCGTTGTGTCTTCTTCCTTCTTCTGGTTGAATATCCGAAATATCCAGAGTCCACTCGCAATGCCCTGCCAGCCTTTAGTTTGTTTCTCAAAGAAGCTCATAGTAAACCTGTCCTTTCAATTGGGTTTGTCAGAGGGATGTGTTCAAAACCCCCGAAGTTCAAGATGTTTGTGAATTTCCCTTGGCAATCTGCACTGGTCAGGTTACATCCAGGATATAAGTCTGCGTTGCCAGCAATCTTGGCAGCCTGGGAGATAAACGGTGCGGAGATTTCCAGAGTGTCGTTTACACTTCGTATGATTCTCCGACTTTCTCCAGCTTTTTCGATTATCCCACCTGCGAAGTGATTTAATGGATAAGAGCCAGGGAGAGTAACCTCAGAACCGTCTGGTGTAACCGCAAGTGTTACCTTGACCGATGCCTTGACTGCTCCACAGGTCGGAGAGTAAAGATTCTTCCAGCAGTGATAGGTAAACCTTGCCCCCGTTGGATTTCGAGAATCTGTTTTCTCCGTGCTGTCTGTGAGAATGGTGATTTTCGTCCCAGAGAGAACTGCATTAATAACTCTCCCAGTCCAGAGAAGCACTTTGTCCTCATAGATTTTCACATACCACTGGACACTAGGAAGGTCAAAGACTCTCCGCTTTGCAAAGTCTGTGTCTCTCGGGAATGTGAAGGTAACCTGACT